CGACCTGTTTGAGCCCAGGGCCGCAGACAACCACACTGGACCAATCCTTTCCGGTGTGTTTTATCCCCCAGGTGGCGCCGTAATTGGTCGAGACATACAGCCCGCCGTCGTAGAAGGTATGCTCCTCCTCGTTCTCGCGCCGTTCGCAAGCGACCGTCTGCCACTGCCCGGACGCACTCACGCCGACGGCGCGCCAACTGCGCACCGCGTCTGTCAACATGGCGGTGAACGACACGCCGCCATTTGTCGAGACATACACATACCCGTTGTCGCTCAGGGCCGTCTGATAGACGCCGTCGTCACTCATCGCCACGCTTTCCCAATCCGCCGTCTCTCCCCTGGCCGTCCAGGTCGCGCCGTAATTGGTCGAAAAGTGCAATTGCCCCCCATAATCCGCCGCAGTCTGGTACATGCCGTTTGAACTCATCGCGACGGCGTCCCAGTCGGAGGTTGGCCCCGTGGGTGTGAACGTCGCGCCGTAGTCGGCAGAACAGTAGATGCGGCCGTGCTGAACGACTGCCGTCTGCCGCAACCCGTCATAACTGAGCGCCGCCGCCGTCCAGTTCCGGTTCGATTCGGCGACGGTCCAGGTCGTTCCATCGCCCATGACGTCCAGATCCCGTTGCGGCATCGTCTCCAGGGCCATCTCAATGGCGTCCAGCCGAGTCGTGACTGAACCATCCGTTGTCCCAACTTGCACCGTCAGTCCGGAACCACCCGAGCCCAGCCAACCCGCCTGGCACCCGCTCACCACCGCCATCACAGCCAACCATCCCATAATCTTCTTCATGCGATTTCTGCCTCCTGCCTACCTTCTCCGGTGACTCGCATAACTCGGTGTGCCGCCCACATCACCCACGTCGACCTGCAGCGTCCCTCTTGCCGCCATTCGCAACCAGATGTTTGCCTGGGTGTAGAGGTTGTAGACCTGTGGTTCCATCGCAACCCCCATCTCCATGCCAAGTTCGAACAGCACAAGGTTCTGGGCATGCATCACTGCGGTATCGGGGACAGTGGTGGCATCCGGATCGGGGTCAGGCCCTACCTGCGCCTTGACCGCCGTCCGGAACATCCTCACCACCATGGCGACGATGCTCACCAACCGAGTCGCCTTCGTCGGGTTCGCGACCAGCCATGCCTGATAGGCGACCTCGAAGTCCTTCGGCATCGCCGCGCTCACCGTCGCCACCGTCACTGGAGTCCAACCCGTCACTCATTACCCCTCAAAGAAAAGGGCGGGGATCCGGCTAACCAAATCCCCGCCCGCATACTGTTCCCTCTCTTGAATGTGGGAGGCGCACTCCGTGCGGCGATCTTCTCTTCTCCTGATCCTCGGCGCTCGGCCCTCCACGCTCCCCGCTAACCTCCCCGCCTTACGCGGCGGCAACGTTCAACCGCACGCACGCCGAAGCATTCGTAACCTTCACGTCCTCAGACCAGTCGAACTTGGCCACCTCAACGCGGCCGTCATCCCGCATATACGACCCCGGCACCATGAATTCGTTCATCAGCCGGAACGTCTTCATGAAACTCGGATCACGCCGGCTCGGTGCTTCCTTCCGCGCGAAAATCAACACCGCGGTATCCAGCAGGAAGCTGATGCTCTCCGCCTTCCCTTCCGGGTTCATGTCGTAGATCATGTAAGACGTCCGGACATTCGGCGTCCCAATGAACATCTGACTGGCCGACTGCTCCGTCGGGACCGCCAGGCCCAGGTCGCCCTTATTCCGCCCGTTCCCCACCACGAACCGGCCCCGGACCTTCTCCTGGTTCTTGAACACCTTCCAAGCCGTCGCCCCGAACAACACCCCCACGCCCATCAGCGACCCATACTTCGCCGCCTTGATGACCGACAGGACGGCGTCGTCCACGTCCGCAATCGGGTCCGCCCCTGCATTCCACGTTTTGGCCGTGCCAGCGCCCACGGCCGTCAAGGCTGCGTCGATCACTGCCTTCTCGTGCGACAGTGCCGCCACTTCGGCCACAGCCGTGGCGCCTTCCCGCAGCATGTTCTCCAGGCCGTCGGCCTCGAGTTGCTCCAGGTTGTCCACCGGGTAGTCCAGCGCGTGCGGCTCGCAATTGAACGTCGCGTCCGTTGCATCGAACCGTAACTCAGCCGCCCGTCCACCCAACGTCCGCAGGGTATCCGGAATATGAAACCGGTTCTTCTCCGTGTAGCACTTGAACCGGCCCACGCTCGTCGCCACCTCAACGGTCGGTGCCAGAAAATCCGCCACCGGCATAATCGCACTCTGCGCCGCGCCCTGGGCAAACTCCCGCAGGGTGGGGGACGCACTAATCTCAGACAATCTACTCATTGGTTTCTCTCCTTCTTTCTCTTCAATGTGGGAGCCGATGTCCCCATCGGCGATCTTCCCACTGTTCACTGTCAATCCGTATACGTCATCGTGGTCCCACCCAAATTCAGCACATGCCAAAATGCCCCATCACTGACGAACTTGGCATACGCGCCGATCCTGTGCCCCGTGGCCCACGTCACACTCTTGAGGTCCTGATCGTTCGGGCCGACCAGCGTGTCGGTGGTCGCGGCGGCAATTGTCGGCGCACAGGCATCGGTCGAGGTCGCACCGGTCATCACGTCGATCCAGGTCCCCGCTGGCGCACCATTCGCCGGCAGGGTGATCGCATTGGCGGCATTGGTCGTCACCATGACGATCGTGCCGTAATGGGCGGCCGTGAGCGTCAACGTCACCGCATGCAAATCCACCGGAGTCACAGCAATGATCGTCGCCGTTCCATCGACCTTCGTCGCAATGTCAGCGGCCCCGATCGTGACGGCCGTCGCGGTCGCCTTGCCAAGCAGGAGCGTCGTGGCAGTCTTGGTGTCCAGTTCGTTGAACACCTGCGCGGCCGCAGCGGTCAACACCCCGTTCGTGTCGATCGTGGCCGCTCCGGAGAGCGCCACCTCAGTCGCCACGTTATCCGCGCCACCCACCAGGATGTGGGTCGCAGGCAGAACAACCGAGTTCGACGCAAACGCAACCCGCGTCGCCTCCCGGTATTCGGCATCCCGGTCAGCCAACACCTGCGTCACACCCATCCCCGCCACCAACACACCCACTACCAGAATTGTTTTCGCGTTCTTCATGCTCGTCTTCATCTCCATGCTTCGTTTCAACCCAAGCCAACCACCCTTATGCGCCCAGGACAGTGACGTTGCTCAGCATGCAAGGCCGGCAAAGCACCAACTGCCCGTCAACACCCGCCTCCTCGGCGACACCAATCCCCCGATACGTGCCAGCCGCCGCCGGCAACGCGCGCACTTTCCCGTCCTTGGTCCCGTCAATCGCGGCCGGGACCAACAGGTCACCGGGATTGCACGTGCCATCCAGGAAGAGCCGGACATTCCGCCCATTCTCAAGCGGCTTTACCGAGACCAGCGCACCATCGGCGCCACCCTCGATTAGGACGTAAATGCCGTAATCCGTGACGGCATCGGGCAGCTTGACTTCCGGCACCTGGGTATCATGGGTCAGCTTGACCAACCGCCCCTCCATCCCCACCAAAGATTCCCCCGCCAAAACCCGAAAATCACCAACCCGTGTATTGCTCTGACTCATGACTGCCTCCTAATCGTAATCTTGATCGTAATCGTAATCCTCTTTCCGCCCCTCACGTCTTCAAGGTGGGCGCCGCTGTCCCGAGCGGCGCTTCTTTCCCCGTCTCCTCTTCAATGTGGGAGCCGGTCTCCGCACCGGCGATTCTTCCCACTCCGCCACCCCGAACCCCCCTTACGCCGCTACTTCTTTCTCCGCCCTCCTGAACGCCACGCTGAACGGAATCTTCTCGGCAGCCACAATCTCCTGCGCCCGATTCCGGATCTTTACAGCTTTACTGTCCCCCTCCGTCCCACCACCACCACCTTGTCCAGGCGGCACCGGCCGGGCAGTCACCCGGTTATGCAGCGGCTTCCGCGTCTGCCCGCTCCCGCCCTGCCCTGAGCCTGCCGCAGGGTTCCCGCCAGCCGCTTCCCCCTTGCCTCCCCCCGCTTCCCCCTTACCGCTTGCCGCGAGATCTTTGAGTTCGCCCAACGCCGCCACCGCTCCCGCCCTGTTGCTGATCAACTGCTGCGCCCAGAACGGCTTTGTCGCCTCGCTGATCACCCCCTCTAACTCCGCCAGGTGCCGATTCACCAATTCGTCCTCGACGCCCTTCATCGCCGCCTTCAAGGCGTCCAGTTCCGTTCGGGCCGCCGTCAGCGAGTTCTGCAACTCCGCCACGGCCGTCAATGCTGGCATCCCCGCCATCTTCTCCAGGATCACGGCCTCCACCGCATCCGCCGCCAACCCCAGATGATTCACCAACTTCTCGATAACTGCTTTCATGTTTGCTCCCTTCCCCTCGTCTCGTGTGTCTCCACAAGAAAGTCGTTTCTCAACCCCCGCCGCGTCCCCCGTCCCAGTCTTCTCATCCTTCTGACTTCTCACTTCTGGCTTCTGACCACTATTCGACAATGGCCTCATCCCCCTTAGATTCGGATCATTCGTCACTGCCGCATTCAGCAGTCGCACCGGCCGCATGCGCGGATATCCCGTCGCCCCATCCATTCCCAACTCAACGCAGTCCTCCCGCGCCCACACCGGCGAAAGAAACCGGTACCGCCCCCCCTCAACCGCCTCCTCACCCAAGTCCGACCACCGAATCTGCGCCCACAATCCGGCACCCTCTCCCTGGGAGGGGAGAGGGCTGGGGTGAGGGTCGCCCTCAGCACTTACCGCTTGCCCCTTGCCGCTTCCCGCCCTCGCCTCTAGCCCGACAATCCACCCCGCCGCCTCCGACCGCTGCCCGCCCTGCATCGAGAAATGATCGAAATCGATCAGCAATCCCGCAAAGTTCGCCACCGCCGCGTCCGCCGCGAACCGGGCTGCCATGGCGACGCACGCCTCCTGGTCAATCACCTGCATGACCCCCGCGCACGCATGCGGGAACTCACCCAACGGCGCAATCTGGTAAAACCCATCCTCGGGCATCTTAAAATCTCTGTTCAGAATCAACATTTCGCCCCCTCAAAAAATAGTTTCAAAAAAAGTTAAAAGTCCGGGTTTTTTCAACCCCCCCCCGATGCGCAGCATCGTCACGCCGTAGCCTTCGCGGAGGCGGACGCTCCACCCGATTTCGGATCTTCTCCCCTAGGCACCGCCCCTCACTCTTCACCCTTCAGTCTGCAGTCTTCCGTCTTCTTCCCCCTCTCGGTCCTCGGCGCTCCAAGCTCCCCCGCTTGCACTCTTCAGTCTTCAGTCTTCTTCCCCTCCCGCTCGGCCCTCGGCGCTCCACGCTCCACGCTTTCTCCCACCCGCTCCAACCGATACCCCGTCTTCTCCGACAACTCCGCCAGATCAATCTGCACCCCGGCCTTCGCCAACTCCACAGCATCGCGCACCACCCTCGACACCTCATCCGCCGCCGGTGGCGCAAACTCGAAATACGCCAGCACCGGCTCGCCGGGGAAATACTCGCGGAGTAGGGGACCGTCGAACTGCTCCTGCATGATGCCGCTCAGGACGGCCGCGTCGCTCCGCGCGATCTGGAGGAACGTGTCCGCATGCGCGTTGCCGGCCAACGTGCCCGAGCCCGGCTCCGCCAGCATCGTCAGCAACCCGCCTGTCGCCGCCAGTGTGATCTGCCGGTCCAGGTACTCGATCCGCTCCAGGAACGGCGGCTTGGTCCCATCGGCATTCACATACTTCAGGTCCGTGCCATTCGGCAGGTACCCGCGCCCATCCGAGATGATCCGCTCCGCAATCTCCTGGTACTCTTTCTCCTTTGTCTCCGACGCATTCGGCGGCCCCACCAGGAACACCGATGGAATGCCGTAGACTTCCAGGTAGCCATCCCAATCCCGTTCATCCAGGGTCTTCCGCAGGTAAGCCACCGACAGTATCCGGTTCAGCGGTGGTGCCTCGAATACGACGAACGACTCCGGCTCGATTGCCGCGCCCCGCCTACGTCCGCTCACCCCGTTCTGGTTGTATTCCCACGCGCCAAAGAGCCCGTCCCGCACCCAGAACCACTGCTCAACCGGCTCCAACCGTGTCACCAACCCCGAGGAATCAAGGTGCTTCTCCAAGTGACTGAACCCCCGAAAGAACCCCGAAAACAAGAACCCCACCGCATCCCGGAAATTCTCCACCCGGTCATACGCCTCCCGGAGAAAAGCCACCTGTTCTTCAGCCAGTACCCGATCCCCAGGTCTGTGGCCTGCATTCTGCGGTCTGTCGTCTCCGGCAGTGCCTCCCGGCACATGCCGGATGTCCCAATCGCACCCCAAGAACGCCGACCGCCGCCGCTGGATCACCGCATGGATCATCGCGTCCGACCGCTCCATGTAGTGATAGAACCACTGCAAATCGGCGAACGAGCCTCTTTCGCCCGCTTCGAGCAGCGACACGAGTTTCGGCAGGGACAGCCCACGCAGGGGGTTGTGCGTATCCCGCCACTGATTCGATTTGTGTGAGAAGATCGAAGTCATCCTGCACCTTCCCCCGCCAGGCCACGCCGGAGCCTTGGCGCAGGCGGAAACGGATTGAAAGAATCCCGCCAAGCCTTAGATTTCGAACTGCAGATCTGAATTGCCACGACCTCACGCCTCCGCCCTGAGCCCACCAGCGGTAAGTGCCCCGAACCGTACACGGGCTCCAATAGAAGGGCAGAAATCAACTGGCTGGAGAGGGTTTCGGGAATCAGGAGCGCCAGTAATAGGCAGGGTGCGGTGGCAGCGGCGGGCGCAATGGGTCCGTGCTGTGTCGGGCGCGCAGGTGGGGCGCGGCTGGGCACTCAACCGCCCTCATGAAGTAGGCTTTGTGCGCCTGCCGTGTCGCCTCGATGCCCTCAAACAGCACACACTCGGTTCCGTCTCTGCATAGAGCCGACTTCGCGCCATGACAACCAAAATATCTCCATCTGCAACAATCTCACCGCCAAGATGTTTCGCATTGACGCCTGAATGTCGCCCTCATACGCTCCACCTTCAGTTTAACGACAGTCTTAGACCGCTGAAGTAAGCTCAATAACACTGTTCGCAAGCAAGAGATATGAACTATTCGCCTTACTGCTCCAGTGACGCCGACAAAGTCACCCAACTGTTCATTACGACATTTTCGGATTCCGAAGGTCCAGCCGAGGGAGAGATGATTGGAAGGCTGGCT